ACGTAAGTAACCACCTGTTATTATAATTACCTGTTATTTAAATTTTTTCTCGATAGACTTGTATATTTGTACACCTTCGTCTGTCTTTAAAAAAGCAGCAAATGCTGAATAAGGATTTTCATCAAATGGTATTGTCATTAATTTTTTACCATTAGAAGCCCACATAAAGTATCTTTGATCGTCTGATAATCTTATAACATTTGCCTCAGTGGCTCTAATACCAAAATTTCTTAAAACTACATTTTCATCGTTAGCTAATTCTATAAATAGTGATGGATTGTTTTTAGCAAACAAAAGTAAATCTCTTTTTATTTCTTTTGAACTTAACTTGTTTACTTCAGATCCACACTCTACTCTTAATACAGCTTCAGCATGTTCTATATCCATTGATTTAGCAGCGTTTAACGCGTCTATTTCAAAATTTAATTCATCTAATTCACTTACCGCAACTTTTTGAGGTTCTAACTCCTTGTATCTATGTATTTTTAATGGGTGGTAAAGAGATAGTAGTTTTTGTAAAGCTTGTTGTTCTTTCTTTACGCTTAAAACACCATCTGTAAACGTTATATGACCCATAGTAGATTCTCCTATTTGTTCATCTACAAATACAGAAGCCTGATTAGTTGCATACCTTAATTCTCTTTGAGCTCCTGTTTCTTCATCAAACCATAGTAAAGGATGTTTTTTAGTATGTTTACTAGGAATCGTAAAAGTTAACGGAGAGCTTTGTCCTGTTAGATAGTAGTTTCTATCTTTTATTTCCCAACCTTGCGGTTGAGTTGTTTTTTGTTTTGACATAATATAATATAATTAAAAAGTTTAAAAAAAATAAGTACCCCCGCCGTTTGACGGGGATAATTATTATAATTGGATTATTTTATAATCCTTTGAATAATACGAAATTATTCGCAGCTTGAGTAACTAAACATCTTTCAGATAAGAAGTTAACTTCCATAGCATCTAAAGATGAAGTGAAAGCACCACCTACTGAACCAGTTAACCACGACTTCATTCTTCTGTCGTCAGTTTGAGAAGCTCTATATCTTACGTGTAAGAAAGGTCTTCTAATGTTAGTTCCTAAAATTTGATCATATACAGTTGAAGTACCAGCTGGTATTAAAACTCCTTCGATTGAAGAAGGTCCAACTTGAGCACCTCTTGTAGAAGCATCATTTAAGTATTTCCAGTCTGTTTTATAAAAGTCATAAGAACCTCTTCTAAATCCTGAGAAACCAAGATTTAAAGCCATTTCTTCTGAGTTTTCAAACAAACCAAAAGCAGTACCACCAGCGAAACCACCAGAGATAGATCCTAGCATATCATCAAAATCAAGATTAGAAGATCTGTTTAAGAAAAGCATGTTTTCTTCAATAGCTCCTTGAGTATCTAAATTTTTAAGAATTGCATCGAATGCATCTAAACCAGAAGCAGCGCTAAATCCTACTTGTACATTTCCTCTTGCTTGGATAGCAGCAAATAAACCTTGCGAACCAAGTGATTGAGCAGTTAATCCAGCAGGACCTCCAGCAGATAACTCAGCTTCTACCATAGACATTTCTAGGTAATCTTCAAATCTAAGTCTAGTTTCAGACTCAGCTTTTAAGTACCATAAATATCCTCCAGTACCATCTTCAGTAGAAACTTCTACCCAACCGATCTGAGCTGTGTCAGAACCATTGATAGTATAAGTACTTCTAAGAATAATAGGAGAGTTAGAAAATTGAGTAAAGCTAGGAGTAACTGTTACTTGTGGATTGTTAACAGCAGCGTAAGTGTTTACACCTACAACACCGTTAGCAGTTGATGTTCCTTTTTGGAACTCAGAACCGTATACAAAGATTTTTTTAGAAGCACCATCAGCAATTCCAGCAGCAGCTAAGTTAGCAAAACCATAAGGTTCTACAGTTAGTCTTCCTGGGTTACCACCACCACCGGCAGCGGCTGTGTCAGATACTCTAACAAAACATTTTGCTTCGTTTCCGAAGTCATCCATTACAACAATAGTTGATCCTGGAGATATTACATTTAAAATAGGAGTAGCAGCATTTGCAGCAGTTACAGGAATAGTAATTGTTCCAGCAGCAGATGCAGACGTACAGTTAGTGTACGCAATGTGTAATCTATTTTGTTCAGACCAGATAACCTGATCAGATGTCATCGGCATTTCAGCGCCGACCATACGTAGAAATCCTGATAACGTTCTGTTACCATATCTTTCCACTTCTTGTTCATATAATTCTGGTAGATATTGTTGAGCAAAATCATTCGCGCCTCCGTCAAACTGTAAATAGTTTGCCGCAAGGATTTGTTGCGATTGACTTGGTACAATAGCACCAAATTGTGGGGTTAAAGCCATAATTTTAATTTTTAATTAGTTAGTTAAATTTTTTTGTTTTTATTTTTAATTTTGTTGAATCTAATCCACTAATCGATCTTACTTTTAATCCGTTTATGAAAACGTTACCATCGGCAACTTGCCTAGGTTTTTCACTTGTGATATTTTTAGAACTGTCAACTATAGTTTTTACACCATCAGCTTTACCTTGTTCATAAAAATGATTAGCAATCTTATCAGCATTCATAGCAGCATATAACGCTTTGTGATAACCATGCGTATCGGAAACAACACCTTTGTCATCAGTATATTTATTAATAAACTTACTAATATCAGTTTGTGTTTCACCAACTTGTTTAGGATTAGAAACTTTATATCTAAACTTTTTTTGCCCCACGCTGAAATCAAACCCTTGAAATTCATTATTAAACAATTGATTAGTTTTAGTTTTAAAATCCTGATGGTTGTTTTCCATCGTCTCTTGTTGCTCATTATATCGGTTAAAAAAGTCCATAGCTTTCTTTTGCTCTTGAGATATACCAGGTCTCAACTTGATTTCCTGATAGTATTTATCTTTAAGAGTTTCAAGCTCGTTACGGGCTTTTGCAACTTCTTCTTTAAAAGCTAGTTTTTTCTTTCTTACATCTCTAGCTTCATCAACCTCTTCGTCAAAGTTAAAATTATCTTCCATTAAGAAAGCAATTTCTTCTGAGTTTAAATGAGGTTTTGTTTGTTTGTAGTATTCGTTAAGTAAAGTTACATCATCAGTTTTATTGTAATCATGATTTAATCTTACATAATCTTCTACTGTTCCACCAGTGTCTTCCATAAAAGTCACTAGTTTTTCTATGTTTTCAGGTAAAGGTTTACCAAGCACTTGCTCGTCTCTTTGTGCCTCAGCAATATCTTGTTTAATTTCTTTAACCTCTTGTTCTTCAGTTATTTCTTGGATTTCAACGACAGAATCCTCTTCTTTGGGTTCTTGTACTTCCACATTTTCGCTGGACCGTACTTCTTCATCCACTTTTTGTATATCTCCGGTTCGTTGATCTTCAGGTAATTCTCCTGTTTTTTGCTCTGAAATGGCATCTTCTTTTGGTATTGTAACCTTTGTAACTTCTGGAACTATTTCTCCAGTAGCTTCTGGTTTCGTTAAATCGACTTTAATTGGATCGTTGTTAATGGCACCTAATTTTTTAGGTGTTTTTTTCTTTGGTTTCAATTTAAAGTCACCTTCCTGTTTAACAGGTTCATCTGTTTTTGTTTGTGTTGACATAATATAATATTATAAAATTAGTAATTATTTAGGGCTAAAAGCTTCTAATCCAAAATCCCCTATGCTATCGTTGCTTGACTCGAAATTAATTGGTGGCCCGTCATTTTGTCTCTGTTGAATCATTTGACTTTGTTGACTACCCTCCAGTTTAATTCTTTTATCTTTTCTATCTTCTATTTCTGTTTCTTTTAAAGACTCAGTTTGTCTTTGTGCTCTAGCTAATTCAACATTGTAATTAAATTCTTCAGCCATAAGCATACGTTTTATTTCTGCTTCTGTCTGCATCCTTTGTATTTCAAACTGTGATTTAGCTTGTTCTATATTAACTTTTTGTTCAGTTAATACTTGTTGTTTTTGTACTTCTGCCATAGCAGTTTTTTCTGCTAATTGAGCATTAGCTTGAGCTTGAGCTTGTATATTTCTTTCTTGTACAGCTTGATCTCTTTCTTGCTTTAACCTACGCCTTTGTTTTAGCATTTGATTTGCAAGTTTTAAATTTTTAATTTGTCTTAAATCTATAGCATCTTCTAGTTCTATACCACCAGCTTGCAAAGCCACTTGTATATTTTGTTCTAATTTTGCTTTTTCTTCTTCATCTGGTTCCAGTTCTAAGAAAATACCAAAATCATGTAAAGATAAATTTCTAATTTCATTTAATGTTTGTGTATTGTATACTGAAATACTTTCCATTAAAGCATTAGCTGTTAAAGGATTATTAAGAACATCAGTTAATTTTTTAGATATGTTTTCACATAATCTTAAACTCATAAATAAACTAGCGTTGTTAATGTGTTTTGTTGCTATATTTGATTGTTGAGC